ATGGATAAGCCTCTGAAGTTCTTCTTCCACTTTTCCCAGATGACGCTTGTAAGCAGACTCATAGATGATTTCTTTGGCCTGGTTGATGACAACACTGTTAAGGCTCACCGATCCCGCATCAATACCTGATCCAATGTTCAATCGTTGTGTGGTGGCGTCCACAATACGCATGCCTGCAAGACCCGCCGCTACGCCTTTTGATTTATTATCGTAAGTGTAAAAGTTGACTAACAACTCTACTACAGTGCCTGTATACAGCATTGGCGCGTACGCTTGAGGGTTTAACTCATTTCCGTTCATGTCGTAAACTTGCGGTGAACCGTTATATGTTCCAGCGTTCATACATTTGAAACCCTCAAACCCGCCGCCGAATTCGCCGTTATTTACATCACTGATAGCGAACCGTCCTGTAGGCGGCAACTGACCTTTAAATTTACCATCTGTCAATTCTTGAGTAGCTAAATTAAAAACATCTATCGCCTCTTGTGACTGTGGATGAAACACAATTTTAGCAGTGTGTTTCATTTTACCTTGATCGTTTGCCTCTGGTCTTGTTATACCATCCCAAACCAAAATACCTGTGATAGTGCAGTGTTTACCGTCCGGTGTTATCATGTTTGTATACCTTTTTTTTACCAAAAACTAAATTGGCTTTTGTTGTGTCAGAATCGACTAATATTGATCCGCCTGATTTAATTGAAGCGTAAGCCTCGACAAGTGACGGATCAATGATTTTTTTGGCTTGAGTCGGTGTTACGCAAACCTCTTTTGTTAATTTAACATTTAATAACTCACCAAGTGATTTTATTTCTTGATCTGAGTTACTCCATTCAAGACGACCTTTTTTATTATCAAGTTTCAGCCCCGCAACATCTACATTATTAGAAATTAAAGTTTCTATTTCTGTTTCAATTGCTTTCAACCGATTTTTGAGTGTGTCGTTAGCCGCTATTAATTGCGCCCTGTGTGCTTTCAATTGGTCGGGGGGTATTACTTCTATCGTAATCCGATCATTATAGTCAATAGCGTTGTTACACGCATTTAAAGCAGTACCGCAATTAGATAAAGCAGTGCAGTTTTTACAATGAGATCCGCTTTTTGAGGGAGGGTTAGGTTTTAACGCTAGTGACGTTTGGGCGATCATAACATTAACTATTGCTCGTAAATCGATGGATTTAACTGTCCATTTTCGGATCACGCCATCGCCGTTATAACAGCGAGGTTGAATTATATAGAAGTCAATCCTTAATGATTCATCAAGCATCGCATTGCCGCCGGTCACAATATCTAAAATACCTATTGCATACTCTATCAATTGTGTGTTTTCAAAAACGTCAACAAACGAATGACCGAATTTAAAATCCCAAACCGACAACACACCACGCGAACCGTCCCATAAATAATTGTCAGGCGTACCCCCACATTCAGTAGGATGTATTCGTGGAATTTGTATTGATTGTTCTGTTTTCAATTGTTGCATTAATCCAAATTCACCCGCTACTTGTAATACATGTGTAGTGTAAACATCCACAGCCTCGATCATTTCTTCTGTTATGACGACACCGTTAGGTGCTGGTTTATTTAAAAAATAATCAGACAATAATAAACCAGAGTTAGGATCTTGATAAGACTCTAAAACGCTACTAGCAACCCAATGACAAGCAGTTCCATCCTTAGCCTCTTGAGTTTCTTCGCCACCCGTGAACAATTCCTGCATTTGCAAACTAGCAGGGCAGTGAAGAACCTTATCAGATCCGCTAGGTCTTACGCGGTAAGCCATAACTGATCCAAAGATGCATCTACTACTGGGATTAACTCAACCATCGGAATTAACGCGCTCAGTGATGGTATTTTATTATCAGCTAAAACGGCTTGTACTGTTTGCGCAAAATCTGGCTTTTCTAATTGTCTAGCCGTGGTCTTTTTCATTAATTCCGCAAAACTGATCGGCGTTGTAGTCACATGTGGTTTTTGTTCATTGTTACCGCCGAACGCTTGATTCGCAATGCTGTTATTTTCAATTTGTTCAACTTCGCCACCCGCACCAATTTCAAAACCACCGGTTGCGGTTTCACTTACACCCGCTGACATTTGGTTTTGTTCTTGCTTCACTTGTGCAATTAATTCAGGTGTTGCTTTACCTTGCAAACGAAAAATACCACTTTTCAAAACTGCTTTACTAGCAACATGAATTCGTGAATCCCATCTCAAACCATCCTTGTCAACAATGGGCGTTTTGTCACCCTCTGTGTTCACAGTGTTAGTTATTTCCGGTGAAGTGTCACCTGCGATTTCCGGTGAAGTGTCGTTAGTTGACGGCGGTGTTTTAGAATCAAGATCTTTTGCTAAACCGTGAAGCATATCCGACCCACGGATCAAAGCCCCTTTGTTATCTAGCGGAATTGTTAGCGTTAATACGTTCATTATTTTAAACCCTCTTTTAATTAGTCTTAGTTGACGAAATAAAGTTTATTACATTGTTGACAACATTGTCAACTTTATTTTATTATAGATTTTTTACTAATTACAACGTAATGAAACACGATGCAGTTAAGAGACTACCAGCAAAATTTAGATTTTCAGATCAACAAAAGTTGGCAGTCAGTCCGCAATGTTTTAGCCGTCGCGCCAACCGGTAGCGGTAAAACTGTAGTAATGGCGAAAAAAATAAACGATCATGTTGGTGCATCTGTTGCTATAGCGCACAGGTCTGAATTAGTTAGTCAAATATCTATTGCTTTAGCTCGTTTTGGTGTTTATCATAAAATAATAGCACCCGACGCAATGATAAGAGAGATAGTAGCTTATCATGTTGGAGAGTTAGGAAGATCATACTATAACGCCTCTGCTACTTGTGCAGTGGCTAGCATAAACACTTTATTAGCCCGTAAAGATAAATTAAAAAATTGGTGCGATAGTGTAACGTTGTGGGTTACTGACGAAGCACATCACTTGTTAGAGTCTAATCAATGGGGTAAAGGGTGTGCTTTATTTCCTAATGCGAAAGGTTTAGGGTTCACAGCAACGCCACTTAGAGCAGACGGAGCGGGTCTAGGGTCACATGCTGATGGTGTATTTGGTGACTTGATCGAAACAGTCACGATGCGAGAGTTGATTGATCAAGGTTTTTTAACAGAATATAGAATTTTTGCGCCACCATCAACGCTTGACATGGATGGTGTTAACACTACAGCAACTGGTGACTATTCAAAAACACAAACTAAAAAACGAATAGAGCGATCATCTATACTAGGTGATGTTGTTGATCATTATTTAAAAATAGCACCTTTCAAGTTAGGTATTACTTTTGCTATTGATGTAGAAGAGGCTGAAAAAATAGCATTGCGATTTAATAATTGTGGCGTACCAGCTAAAGTAGTGAATGCCAAAACACCATTAGCAGAACGAAATAAAATATTAAAACAATTTAAACGCCGTGAGATTTTACAGCTTGTCAATGTGGATCTGTTTGGTGAGGGTTTCGATTTACCCGCGTTAGAGGTTGTTAGTTTTGCTCGCCCTACAATGAGTTATTCACTTTATGTTCAACAATTCGGACGAGTGTTAAGACTTTTAGAGGGTAAACTTTACGGTATAATAATTGATCACGTAGGTAATGTTGATAGACATGGTTTACCGGATAAAAAACAATTTTGGACATTAGATAGAAGAGAAAAAGCAAGAAGAAACAAGCATGATCCTGACTTAATACCTCTTAAAACTTGCTCTAAATGCAGTGGTAAATTTGAGGCGTATTATTTAACCTGCCCTTATTGCGGTGCGGAAAATAAACCAACTGAAAGATCAACTGTTAAACAGGTTGACGGTGATTTAAAAGAGTTAGATCCGAGTGTTTTAGCAATCATGCGTGGCGAAATTGCAAAAATTGACGAGGATGTTAAATTGCCGTGGGGTGCAAGTGGTAACATACAAGTCGGTATTATAAATAAACACAATGCTAAACGAGAAGTGATTAACAAGCTGAGAGAAACAATTAGATATTACGGTGGATCACATTTAGCTAAAGGTTTAACCATGTCACAAAGTCAAAAACTTTTTTACTACCGTTTCAATATCGATGTGATGACGGCACAAACTTTACCACCGAAAGCGGCTAAAAAATTAACAGAAGAAATTGAACATTTTTTAAATAGCGAGGTTACAGCATGAAATTATTCAAAAGAAAAAAGAAAATTTCAGCGTCAATTTACATACACTTAACGAAAGTAATATGCAGTTGTGAAAATTTAGAACAACTACAAAACGTTAAAGCATGGGTTGATGGTGTGATTGAAAGACATATTGTAAGTGACAACATTCAAAAAAGAATTGACAGTAAATTTCTTCTAACTTATTCAAGGATGGTGTGTTTTGAAAAGTGAACAAGCAGTACAACAAGCTTTACAATTGAAAGCTAGTAAAATGGGTGCGAGACTTTGGCGTAACAACGTTGGTGTTTTGTTTGACGATCGTGGCGTACCTATACGTTATGGTTTATGTAATGAGACATCACAAGAAAATAAAAATTTAAAGTCAAGTGACTTGATCGGAATAACGCCTGTTACTATAACGCCTGACATGGTAGGGCGAACAGTCGGTGTATTCACAGCATACGAGTGTAAAAAAGAGGGTTGGTACTACACCGGAAACAATAGAGAAAAAGCACAATTAGCTTTTATTAATTTAGTTCAACAGTTGGGCGGACGTGGTGGTTTTGTGAATGAATAATTATAGAGTTCAACAAACTGACGCTATCAGTTTTTTATCAAGCTTACCTCGCGGTAGTGCTAAGTTGATAGTTACTGATCCGCCTTACGATATACCTAACACTAAAGCGGGAGGTAATAGTAATCTCGCTAAAACTATGCAATCATATCAAGACGAGCTGAGATTAAATAGTTTAGATAAATGTCTAGGGGTGGCGTGGTGCGAGTATATAAGTCATATTCAAGATGGTAAAATAAATTGCTACATTTTTTGTAATAAAAAACAAATACCTATGTATTTGAATTACTTTGTCGGTAAACTAAAATGCTCTTTTGATATTTTGATCTGGTATAAGACAAACACGCCACCAACTTTTTATAACAAATATATGAGCGATAAAGAATACTGTCTTTACTTTAGAAAATCCGGTTATTGTATGCCCGCCGATCATAAAGATGCGTGCACTTTATTTACTAGCCCGATGAACGTAAAAGACAAACAAAGTTTTCAACATCCTACTGTTAAACCGTTGGAAATGATTGATCGAATCATCCGCAATAGTTCGCAGGTTGGGGATACTGTAATCGATCCTTTTATGGGGTCGGGCACAACGGGAGTAAGTGCCGTTAAAAACGGTCGCTTATTCATGGGCTGTGATATTAACGATCAGTTTGTGGCAACAAGTCAAGCGCGTTTATTTGACGCTCAAATGGAGATGAACAAATGAAAAAATTAATTGAAAATTTAAAACTAAAACGTCAGGATTTAAATGAACAGTTAGACGAAGTATCAAAGCAAATTGCAAATGCAAAATTAAAAATGTATGAGCAGAAAGGTTTCGTCAAAGGTGCTGATATTTTAGTTAACAGCAGTTGGTACGGTGGAAAAAAAGACACTCCCGCTATTATAATTGAAGTACTCACCAACAATCATTGTTTAGATAGTATTCCGTGGATTAAATATTGCATGTTTAATAAAAATGGTGAGTTGTCTAAAATAGTCAAGATTGGTTATCCTGATGATTGGGAGTTGCTAAAGTAATGCAATCGACGACTGATAGCGTGTTAGAATCAATAACCAATATATTGATCCGCGCCCCTATAAATATGAGTGCTAATTATTATATTTTTCCTTTGTTAGGTTACGAAATATCATTGACTATAAATTTTACATTCATGGTCATTTTCACAGTGATTAGTTTCGTAACTTCTTTTTTAATTCGTCGATTGTTCAATCATCAACCTGTTTACAAAACAATACTAAGGTTTTTTAAAAATGAAAGCTAAAGACAGAAAAAAACAACTTTTGATAAGTGCTGTACAAGCGTGTGAAAAATACGGGTATCATAATTTCAATAGAGATCACATTGCTGAATTTAGCGGTGCTAGTGCTACACTAATAACCGTTTATTTCCCGACTGTTACACAATTAAAACGTGCGATCGTTCGTTACTCTATTAAAAACGAAGTGTTACCAGTGATCGCACAAGCGTTAGCCGTTGGTGATAAACAGGCGTTGAAGTGTAACGACGAATTGAAAATTAAAGCACTACAAACAATTAGTTAAAGGATCTTTAAAATGCAGACATTGCCACAAGCTTTACAGCCTTTCGCTAACTATAAACAATTTGTTATTTGGCAAGCAATACCGAATAAAAAGAATCCTAATAAATTTGATAAAATCACTTTAAATCCTAACACTTTATTTAATCACAATGCACATGATCCGGCTATTTGGTTTAGTGCTGAAAATGCGTTATCAATGCTTAATAATTTAGGAGGTGAACCGTTCGGCGTTGGTTTTGTATTTACTGACAACGATCCTTTTTGGTTTTTTGATATAGATGGGTGTGTTGATGATTCAGGTAACTGGACAAACGACGCTAGATCCTACTGTGATTATTTTGCAGGGTGTGCTATAGAAATCAGTCATAGTGCTAGGGGATTACACATTTTTGGAACGGGTGAATTTGATAGCAATCATACTAAAAAGAACATCCCTTTAGGTTTAGAATTTTATCACAAAGACAGGTTTGTTGCTCTAACCGGAAACGGTGCGATTGGTGATGCTTTCCATAACCCTGAAAATAAAATAACAGAATTCGTCAAGTACTATTTTCCACCTAAACAAGTGACTAATAATATTAACTGGACTACAGAACCAGATCCTAACAGTAGACCGCTAAAAACAAATAAAGCGTTAATTAAAAAAATGTGTGACACTACAAGTGCGGGATCTGTTTTTGGTGCTAAAGTAACAGCACGCGATTTGTGGGAATGTAACGATGAAAAATTAGCAGTTGCTTATCCTAGCTATAACGACAGTGACCCTTTCGATCGGTCGAGTGCTGATCAAGCGTTATGTAATCATCTAGCTTTCTGGACAGGTAAAGATTGTGACCGTATAGAATTACTAATGGGCGAAAGTGGGTTGTTGCGCGATAAATGGCAAGATCGAGAACAGTACAGACGTGATACTATATTAAACGCTGTGAATGCTTGCAAGGAGGTTTACGGGTCGCAAATTGCTAAAAAAGAAAACGCAAGCGTTGACTGGAAACCCGATCAAATGATCGCAACCAACGGATCTGAAATATTAGCAAATGGCGGATCGCAAATGGTAGCTTATGAAGATCGACCAACTTTCTTTAACAATCATTATTTTTTAACATCAAATTCAAATGTTTTTTGTCCGGATGGTGTAGTAAGAGGACAAACAGCCTATAACGCGATGTATTCAACCGTTGAGTTCTTAGAGGCGTTTGGGGGTAAACCGATTAAAGAGGCATGGAAAGCATACGTTACAGCCACTGATGTTACTCGCGCAGAAGTATTTGATCGCTCTTATCGTCCTGAATATGATTATTTGACTGTTTTTAATGATGGTGGGCGACGATGGGTTAATGAATATGTTAACCGTGACGGTGAGCGTGTACAGGGTGATGCTACACCGTTCTATAATCACATCAAGCTGATGTTACCTTGTGATAACGATGCTGAAATATTAATAAGTTGGATGGCGGCGTTCATTCAAAATGCCGGTAAAAAGTTTTTTTGGTCACCTTTTATTCAGGGTGTCGAGGGTAACGGGAAAAGTTTAATAACTAGAGTTCTTTCTTACTGTATCGGTACAGAGCATGTTGAGGATATAGATCCAGAAGATTTTTGCAACAGTGGCGGTAAATTTAACGCTTACATCAGAAATCACAGGCTAGGTGTTTTAGAAGAAATTAAAACAGGATCAAGAAACCAAGCGGAAAACACTTTAAAACGTTTCATCGGTAACTCAAGAATACAAGTGCAGAAAAAAGGCGTTGATCAAGAAACAATCCCTACTTGTATTAATTTCATACTAATGAGTAATTACAAAGACGCGATCAAAGTAACAGATCATACTCGACGGTTCGCTATATTGTTCACTGATCAACAAGAAGTAAGCGACTTAGTTAAACAAGGAATGCAAAAAGGAGGATCTTATTTTAAAAATTTGTTCGACTGGTTTCACAATGACAACGGATGGGGTAAAACAGCAAATTTTTTAGCAAACTACCAGATCCGTGATGAGTTCAACCCCGCCACATTAGCAGATAAAGCACCTGTGACGAGTAGTTTTTTAGAGGCTATAACAGAAAGTAAAAGCGCGCCACATCAAGCAGTTATAGAGGCAATGAGTAGCGGTAAAACAGGCACTTTGAAAGGGTGGTTGTCTGTGCAGGCTTTAAGAATGATTTTACAAAGCGATTATGGTTTAAAAGCACCCAGCGGTAAAATGTTAGCTCAATATTTAAAACAAGAGGGTTATATTAAACACCCCGCTCTAACGAACAACGGACGCGCTACAAGAGCGATAATACAAGAGGGCAACAATAGATCAGTTCTATATGTGAGAGCCGATAGTGTGCAAGCACAATTACTTGGAGCTAACAACGTGACAGATCACTATCAAAAAGCGCAAGGCTACATTAATGAACTGCCTTCATCTAAAACAAATCAATTGAATCACAATAACCCGTTGACAACCATACAATAGTTATACTATAATAGTTTTACTAACTAAGGCAAAAGTGGATGCGGATCGTTATGACAAAATTGAACAAATATGAGCTGATTGTTCATTTACAAAAAAAAATTAATTTGAACAGCATGTTATCAAGAGAAAATAAAGGTGTTAATAACGACAAGTTGTTAAAACATGATGGTAAAGCAATTGCTTATGCTGAAATTCAACGATTAGTTATAGGTGGGACTTTTGACAATGATTAAATATGTTTACTTTAACGATAAAACAAAAACACTTGTTACTATTTATGAAGCTAGTTTTTTTAGTATTCAAGACGATCACGCATCGCTAACACGGGAGTTAATCAATCAAATGAAAACGGGGTCAGTCATTGCGGACTGGCGCATTCTACCCATCAGTACAGGATTAGCAACATGATGACTAAGTACAAGCAAAACTATGCACCGTGGAAAAAATGTTTTATAGCCGGTTTTGAAAGTGATGTTTTTTATTTACACCGCACTGTTTTTAAAAACAAACTAAATGTTAAAAAAGCATTTTTTAGTTTTTCAAAAGGTGCACAATTAAAAGAGGCAGTGACTAAAAATGAGTGCTAGCGACAAAGCAAAAAAAGCGGGTTTAGATTCATTAGCAGAAGTTAGCCGTCTAAGCGGTGTGTCTTTAATGACTCTGAACAATTGGAACAAAAATAAACCAAAACTTTTTAAAACCGTTTTAAAAGGATGTGAGGCTAAAAAAAATGAACATTCAAAATAACTGTAAAGCTATTCTGTTAGGTCAAGAATATCACTGTGACCATTGCGGTGTAGTGTGGGACATGAACGACGATGACGAAGATGTTTGTAAAATGCAACGTCAAGCAGAGACAAAGACACATGTTAAAATGAAATACCTTGCTGAATTTTCGCATGAAAGTAATAGTAATTTCAACAGTTGCGTTATTAGTACAAACAATAACCCTGATGATCAACGAACACTGGATGATATTCAAAATAAAATAGAATCTATTTATAATTTGAAAAACGTTAAAATTATACAGCTTTTGAAATTTGGCGAACCGCGATCATGAAATTTCAACAGAGTTTACAAACGGTAGAATTAGTCAACATGACTGGTGTAAGTGAATTATTAGGAGTTACTTTAGATACAGCTTATAAAATTAGAACAAGAAATGATTATTTCCCACTCTGTCAAAAGAAAAGAGGTGCTAGCAAATTTTACAACGCGGATCAAATTAGACGATTTGCTAGAAAGTTAGACGTTAATGTAAAAACACACGACACAATATTAAATTTAAAAAAAGGATCATTGAGTCATTTATCAGAGGGTGGTATTTATGATTTTTTAAAACGACACTGCATTGATCGTAAAAAATTAAAAGGTTCTTATCATTACGATAAAAATCAAATTCAAAACGTATTGAATGATTTAAAAAACGAAAAAACAATGGTTACAAGGCTTTACTCAAAAGGTAAACTAAATAGAGTACAAATAGCACAGCGTCTTTCTATACCAATCCAGAGAGTACGTACTATTCTTAGTGAGAGAGTAATCAAAGTTGTCACTGTGAATAATCAAATAACATACCAGTACAGTGATCACAATAAAATCATCACAAAGAATTTCGATACTGTATTAGATGCTATCAAGCAAGCAAAAAAACACATCCGGACAACACGTTATTTACCAATATCTATATACAAAGGTGATACTAAAACGCACAATGCGAAACAAATTTTCAAGGTCGCGTTTTGAGTGATAACTGTATATTGTGTCAAAGGTGCTTTGAAGTTGAAGCAGATTTAATGGTTAACAATGATTATATTTGTTTTAATTGTAATTCAGAGAGTGATGACCCTGACCCGCTTACAATATTGCAAGAGCGTGTTGACCAGATGGAAATAACAATTAGTAAGTTAGAGAAACAACTAATTATAAACTGGTGGATTAATAACTGACAGTGTCATCCGGAAAAAATGAAAAACCCTATTTAGTTAGGGTTTTTTTATGATTATTGTTTGACAACCATACAATAGTTATACTATAATAGTTTTACTAACTAAGGCAAAGGTGAACAAAAATGAATGATATACAAAAAGTATTCAATCATGCAGTTAATAAAACGTTAGAGCAGGGAGAGCCTTGTGTTGACAGAGATGGTAACTGCTTATTGCGTAATGAGCGAGGGTTGTCATGCACTATAGGTCATTGTATAAATGATGATGCGATGAAAAAGTACGGAATAGATGTAGCTAGTACTGGTCTGAGCGCGTCAGAGCTTTGTGCAATTGATGAAACTTTAGATGTTGACTTGTCTTTTCTCGCGCTAGACAAATTAAATGGGCTGAGAGATGACCACCTCGTTCTACACTCCTTGCAAGTTGCACACGACGATGCGCAAGAGACAGAAAACTATGAATGGGTATACGACTTTTTAACTAGGGTACAAAAAGTTGCAGAAGAACGCAGTCTATCGATGGATGGCATTAAATATGAATTGGTTGAACCAACAGGAGAAAATGAATAATGAATAGAGAACAAGCAAAAATTATAGGTGAGTTATCCGATGATGCACTCAACGTTGTGAATAAGCTACACTTTATAAAAAACAGAAAATTTATCCAAGCTTTTGGTAGAGGGGAACAGGTACTTTATTACAGCAGGGAGCAGGATGCGTTTGATTTTGATGGTCACCCTGATTTTTACTTAATTAAAAAATCTACTCAGCTAATTAATGGTATTGAGTGCCCTATACACGAAACGGAAGCCCCTAAGCTTAGTGCAGTCTGCTTCATTGAGTGTGTGAACCACCCAGCCTATGCCCTGTATTATTTTTGGCATGGAACTAATGAAGACTTACGTATGTTGGAGTTGGGTTTAGTCCACTTAAGCGAAGAAAATGCAATTAAGTGTTGTAAAGCAAGATATGGGATTAAAAACGATGAATAGAGAGCAAACAAAAATAATCGACAGTTGGCAAGAATTATCCGAGGCAAAATCCGATAGGGGTTTTTATCTATCCATATCGGAGGACGATGGATGGATAAAATCCAAAGTCGATGCTGGCTATCTACGATATTTACCGACCCACATTTTTACAGTAACAAACGTGTATGCAACAAACTTGTTACAGAGTCACGGGTTCGATGTGCAAATAAATGCTGTAAAGCTAGATATAGGGGTAATAAATAATGAGTAATTCGTCAAAACTCAATGAACTGGTTCGCAAGCATTTACAAGGCAGACAAGAACCCATCACTCGCGATGTTATAATAGAGTTCAACGCTTTAATACTTGATATGCGTAAGAGCGAATCGACCATTCACAGCGCAGTCGATAAATTTTTTGGTGAATCTGGGAGGCTTACACGATGAATAAAGATGAATTGTTTTGGTTTGTGTTACTTGTTTGCATGGGTGCTATAAACGCAGTGAGCATTATTGACGCTATAAAATTAAAGAGCAATTCCGAATCTGCTGTTTGCCAAAAGCATTTTGATTCTGATTATTTCAATGTAACAACTGAGCGACAAAAAATAATCTCACACAAAGGTATTAAGCGCGCAAGAATAACGATTGAATGCGAGGTTAAAAAATGAGCTGGACTAATACAATAATTTTCTGTTTAAGCTATATAACGATTGGTCTTTTTGTCACTGTTGGAGCAATAGCGGTTTTCGGAGACAAGCCTGCTGGTTTTTTGTTCGGGTTAAGTATAATGATAATATTCTCATTATCAACAATTAAAATAATAAAGGAGCTGTGGTGACTAACCTTGAGTTGAATAACGAAAAGGAAAAGAAAACATGAGTAATATAAATGTTTTAATCTCTGCGGCGGTATTATGGTTTATTCAAGTTCACGCTTTTATACTCGTTGAATTTGAATTAACAGTGGCGGCGCTGGTGGGTTTGTTTTGGGTTATAGAGATGGGCATTTTGGTAATGTATTGAGGGATGTTTCAGCGCTTAAATCCAAAGATGCGAAACACAGAATGAATACGAGCGTTGAAAGATTGTTTTCGCTTATAGATGATTTAGAAGAAGTGAAAAACGACATTTTAGATGAGCATTAGAAAAAAGGAAAAGAGATTATGAGTGAGTGGATAAGCGTTAAAGATGGTATACCTTTGTCAGGACAAAAAGTAATTATTTTCGCCAACGACTGTGTTCAAGAGGGGGTGTACTTGTTAGTAGAGGGTGAAAACGAAATCCTCTACTGGGAATATCAAGTGTCAGACATTCGTGCTCGTATGGCAATTAAAGACAAGTGGCAACCGCTACCAGAACCACCAGAGGAAAAGAAAGTATGAGCATTGAATGTAGAGAATGTGAACAAGATGCAAGGCGGGGTCATGCTGAATGTTGTACTATCGGAATGGTACAAAAACAACAAAAAAATAAATTTAAAACAGTCAAGGACTTAAAGATTGAAGAACTAGAGCGTCAACTAACTATCGCAAACGCTCGTATATCAGATATGCTAAAAGAGCACTCAGAATTTATTGATAAGTGTACAAATGAGTTAAAAGCTTTTAGTAATGAGGCTGAATGATGAAAAAAATAATACTGCACTTATGTGCTGATATCGGTACAGATACTAGGTATTATGATTTAGATGATTGTTACGACGTTATAAAAGTAGGTGTGAGGGTAGGTGTCCAGAACTACAGTCCACCATCGAATGTTTACGGAGTAATAGCAAACCCTGTATGCACTGATTTTTCAGCGGCTAATCACAATAAAGAAAGTGACACAGTAAGAGGGATGTTTTTAGTAAACCACTGCTTTAGAATAATAGCTGATTGTAACCCTAAGTTTTGGGTATTAGAGAATCCCGCAACAGGCACTTTACGGGATAATATAGGATCGCCCGAACAAACATATCAACCGTGGCAATTCGGCGACCCTTGGACAAAGAAAACAGCATTATGGGGTTGCTTTAACATGCCCGATCCGACTTTTAAAAGCTGGGAAAGTGTACCTAAAAACAAACATCTTTATACTAAACCCAAAAGGAAAAAACCATCACTAGCAGATCAACACGTTTCAGCAATAAAGCATCTTAAACAATACAAGTGGTGCGCGAATAAAATAAAATGTGACGCTGATATAAGGTCGTTGTGTTCAGATGGATTTGCTAAAGTGTTCAAATCAGTTAACTTGTGAATATTTTGTTATACTTCGTTAAAACCATCCATTCCCCGCTAGCCAACTTCGCAACTTCTGTTTTTTTAGCTATCAAGTTGTTGAAATGAAAGATTGAAACACCAAGAGCCTCAGCGCATTTAGCGCGAGACTCATAATTTTTATTGCAATAATCTAGTAGCTTCATCTTAAAAATCTACGAGTGTAAGGTGATGCGTCTTTATTGAAGTAGTTATTGTTTTCTTCACCCTGAGTGTGTTTTCCAGCAAGTTTTTCAGCGACACTAATAATTTCATTAAAATTAAACTCAGGGTAATCGTCGAAATCTATATCACCATCGCTGTCATCTGTTAAAATCCAACAGCCTAGCGAGCATCTATACTCACCATCAACAGTTTGAACGTGAAACTTTTCAGTTTTATCACCCACACTCACCGAGACTTCTATAATTGATTCACCGTCGCCAAATTCAACGCTGTTAATTATTTGAGCGTTTTTTTCTTCGTTTGATATTGTCATTTTAATTTCCTTTTTGATTTAAAGTTTTAGTTGCGCGACGCTTGGCGTCACAATTTAATTAGTATTGAATTTCTACACGTGGCTTTTTACGCTTATAACTTCTCATTACAGCGTTAGCTTTCACATCAAAAAATATTTTGTTGTTTGTTTCGCCGAAGCTAGCAGTACTCAATCCTCTCTCTTCTCTTAAAGAGTTAAGAATGTCATTGTTTATATAAACTCTTTCCATTCCATTCTTTTCCCATTCATTCCCGCCAAGCTCTATCATTTTGTTTTTTAAGTTTGTCATTTTAATTTCCTTTTTGATTTAAAGTCTCGGGCTATTCCCTCGACTCACAACTATTATAACTGAACTGTTATATAATGCAACAGTTATTTTCAAAAAATCATACGTTAATGTACATGTAATAGCTGTTAGAGCGTTTGGTCTACTTAGAGATCACGGCGTCTTTTACGTGCCCGCCATAGCTCAAACCAGCAACGACGCGGGCTGTAGAGCGTTTGGTCTACTTGTCTACTTGAAACCAACTTCTTAATATATACTATAGTTATTCTTAATATATACTACTGTATTATTATATAATCTATATACTATATATATTTATAAGTAGACAAGTAGACTAATAGAGTATTTAATATATTAAAATCAATGACTTAATGCTAATTAATTTGGTCTACTTACCAATTACAAGTAGACAACTAACTAGACAAACCCAGTGGAAACCCTTACAGCTTATAGCCTACAGCCTTTTAGCTAAGTAGACCAAATTAATTATATCTATTGTATTAGCGTTTCCGCTATAATTAAAATATGAGAGAGCTATCAGACCAAGAATTAAGATACTGTGAACACTACGCTATTCATCGTAAGAGTGGCGCGGCGTATCGTCATGCGTACGCTTGTAACGGCTGGTCTACTGAAATGATATCCAGCGAGTCGTGGAAAATTAGACAACGCCCGCAAATCGCCCTTAAACTTTACGAATTAGCGGAGGCAGGTAACGATGCGTTTAAAGTATCGGTTGCAGAAAAAAAACAATGGCTTAAAACAATCATTGAACTTAACACTCAAGTAGTGACTGACGCCAAAACAAATCTACAGATTACTTTCGGTGATGCTAAAGCGGCAATTAGTGCAGTCGCAGAATTGAACAAAATGGATGGCGATTTAGCGGCGCAGAAAAAAGAAATCACTGGAATCATAGGGATCAACATTGACAGTGATGACGACGAACTTTAAAAAAACAAATCAACAAATAAAAGCGACTAAAGTTTTATCTAGCTACAAACACTCTTTATTGTTTGGAGGCAGTCGATCAGGTAAAACATTTCTTGCTGTAAGATCGATTATCGTTCGAGCCTGCAAAGTTAAATCAAGACATCTCATAGCTCGTTTTAGATTCAACGCTGTTAAAACATCGATAGGCATGGACACACTACCAAAAGTGATGAGTCTGTGTTTCCCTTATTTGCCCTACAAATTGAATAAAACAGACTGGTACGTAGAACTACCGAACGGTTCGCAGATTTGGCTCGCGGGTACTGACGACAAAGAGCGAACAGAAAAAGTACTAGGTACTGAATTCAGCACTATCTATTTCAATGAATCTAGTCAATTCAGCGACTATGAAACGATCACTATTTTATTAACTCGACTAGCTGAAAATACAGAGCTGACGAATCGCGCGTGGTATGATTGTAACCCACCGTCTAAAAATCACTGGTCTTATTTGATATTTATCAAAGGGGTGATGCCCAAGACGAAAGAACCGGTTGGGAAATTCAAACAGAACTACGGTCACTGTATAATGAACCCGTCGCACAACATTGATAACCTACCACCTGATTATATTGAAATGCTCGAAAACTTACCCAAGCGACAAAGACAACGATTCTTAGAGGGAAAATTTTTACTTGACATTGAGGGCGCGCTATGGAATCAAGAAATGATTGATAACGCTTTAGCGCGTGATGAACCGTGGCAATTAAAAAGAACGTTGGTTGGTGTTGACCCTGCTACTACTGACAATGACGATTCCGACATGTGGGGCATTGGCTGTGCACAAGAGTATAATAATAATGTTTATTCAGTTGAAGAAGATAGGTCGCTGAAAGCAAGCCCAGCAGTAGCTATCCAAGTAGCTATTAATTTATATAATGACCGTAATGCCGATGCTATCGTTGTTGAAACGAATCAAGGCGGTAAAATGATTACTGAATTATTACGTAACGCCGGATACACAGGGCGTATTATTGAAGTTCATGCGAGCAAATCAAAGTTTGCGAGAGCAGAGCCTGTAAGTGCACTTTATGAGCAAGGGCAAATTAAACATCGAGCAGGTCTTGATGATTTAGAAAACGAGTTGATGGAATACGTGCCTGCTACAAGTAAAAAGTCACCGAACCGGTTAGACTGGCTCGTTTGGTGTTTAACAGAACTAACCGGCTGCGGATTGTCAGCGGGTGGATTTTAGCCTATAATCCGACAAATTAAACCAGAGGTTGCAACATGTCAGTTCACGAAATAACAACAAAGAGCAGTAACGAGCAGTCGTTTTTCGTTAACACGATAACTTCATTGTTGCGACGATTTGGTGGCGGGTCGTTTGGGATAAGCCCTGATGGAAAGAGAGATTATAATAAAATTTATGGTTACGGCGAGTCGCTAACATACAATGATTTTTACGGAATGTATGATCGTGGAGGCATAGCAAACGTAATAGTTGAAAAAATGGCTAAAGCTTGCTGGGGTGAATTGCCGAAAATCAAAGCTAACGATGACGAAATATTAACCGATGAAATATTAGCACTAAATAACGTCGGTTTTTTCAGTGCTTTGCAAAGAGCCGATATACTAAACAGGATCGGTAATTTTAGCGTGTTAGTCATTGGGTTGGGCGACGGTTTAGACTTAGACAAACCACTGGGTAAAGTAAGTAGTAATGAGATCAACGATCAGCTTTATTTCAACCCGTACAACTATGATGGCATCACCATTAAATCAAATGAAATAGATCCTGAGAGTCCGCGATATGGTTTACCTAAAATTTACCAGTTGTCTTTGACCACCACGGCGGGATCTAAAGACGTCACAAGTAACAGCGTGTTAGTCCACTATTCAAGAGTAATTCATTTAGCTGAGGGCGCGTTAGATTCTAAAATAGAGGGGCGATCCGCTTTACGTGCACCGTGGAATGCTTTAATTGATGTGGAAAAAGTTAGAGGAGGTGCGGGGGAGGCTTATTTTAAAAATGCTAGAACACAACGAGTTTTAGAGGCTGGTAAAGACGCTCGCTTAGAAAAAGACTCAGACGCAATGAAGACTTTAAAAGAGAACCTTGATGAATTTGATCAAGGGTGGAGTAATACGCTACGGCTTCAAAACATGACGAGCAAGCACATGCCTGTCAGCATGATTAGCCCGCGTGATACATTTGACATAGCTGTAGAAACAATAAGCGGTCAAACTGGCATCCCCATTAGAATTTTAACGGGTGTAGGAGGTGGTCAAACAACGGGAAGTGAAGATCGGGCTACTTGGAACAGCCTTGTTATTGATCGGCGCAATGATTTTTGCAATAACGCATTACTGCAAGGTTTGACGATTTTAAGTAATGCCGGATTTTTTGATTTGCCTGATAACGCAAGCGTTGAATACCCGCCTCAAAGATCAACTAATGAAAAAGATCAGGCTGTTGTTAACAAAACGAAAGCAGAGACGCTTAAAATTGTAATTGAGGCGTTAAATAGGCCAGTAGGCGATGAGGCGGACATCGATACAGTTTTAGAGACTGTGGGTTTAGAAGACATTGAAATTAACACAGATTCAATCAAGACTCACGAACCAGAACCTAAGAATAAACCAACCGATTTATCAGATCCTGATTTAGATGATTAGTGACAACCCGACTAAGACGCGAGGTATAGAAAAGCGATGGCGTGCTGACATTAACCGCCGCTATCGTTTATTCTATAAGCGCGTCATTAAAGCGTTGCGCGACTTAGATCAAACAGGATTGATAGTAAATGCTTTTGATTTAGATCCTGTGCAATTAAGGGTTTACATTGCTTATTTTCAGCAACAAATTGACGAGTTGTTAGGCGGTGATTGGCAAGATGCTTATCAGTTGAGTGCGTACGAGTTAGCAATCACAAGAGCAATGGCAGAACTAAGGCGGTCAGGTGCTCGGTTGGATATTACAGCAAGTGATCGAGAGCTTGCATCTAGGATAAGTAGTTTTACTGCAACCAGTTCGCTAGGCATTAGCGCGGTCGATATTGCAAGCGCACCCATTCACCAAGAGACCTTAGAGTTTTTATTTAGCAGATCGTTTAATTCGCTTGCTGGTTTTAATAACACGATGTCTAATCAAGTCAGGAATTTATTATTTCAAGGTGTCGAACAGGGTTCAGGAATAAGACAAATAGAGCGACAAATAAAAGATCGTGTGAATGTCGCGCGGTCAAGAGCTAGATTAATTGCTCAAACAGAAACTATCCAAGCATATCAGCGAGGTACTATCAACCAAGCACTTTTAGCTAGTCAGCAGTTAGGTGAAGAAGTCAAACTAAGATGGCTTACTCGCAGAGATATTAAAGTGCGAGCGTTACATGTTGACTTTCACGGCGAGATAATGACAGACAAGCAGGCTAGGCGAAACATATCAATCAGCCCTTACAATTGTAGATGTGGTTTATCGGTAATTATTAAAGAATCAGACACGCCGGAAAAAACAGAAAAATTTAAAACAGAACAAAAAGAGCTTAGATCATTGACACCTTAGCACCTTTAAACTAGGATCAAAATATGAGAGTAACAATTAACAGCCAAACAGATGGTAATTACACCCGTTCTAATGTGAATGGGCGTTCGCACATCGTCACTAAAATGATGCCTATCAGGGGTGACATTGCGATGAACGGTGTTTTATATCCGTTACAAGCTGTCAAGGATTCTTTCGACCAGTTAGACAATTTACCCGCACCGAACGGACATCCTAAAGTTAACGGTGTCCATGTTAGTGCATTTACTCCCGTCGCGATGAATGCCTTTAACGTTGGTGGATTTATCCGCAATCCTACAATGGATGGTAAAAAAGTATTTGTTGATTTCATGCTTGATGAAACAGTAGCTAACATGAGCGACGATGGGCGAGAAATGATTAAGCGAATAGAGGCGGGCAAATCTATAGGCGTTTCCACCGGTTTAAATATTAAAGACGTCACGGCGGCTAACGGTGTTGATGATTTTGGTGAAAGTTACACGCGAACCGGCGATGGTTTTAATTTTGACCACGTAGCTATTTTATTAAACGAACAAGCGGCAGGACATCATGCTGGTACTGAATTAGTGCTTAACACAGAAGATCCTAAAGACCCGATCCACGTTGTTGATTTGTCTATTAATGATTTATCAAGTGATGATTTATATAGTGAATTGAGTAATTTAATAGAGTCTTACAGGACGGGTGACGGTCATTCTTGGGTGAATAGTGTTTACCCAGAGGACTATTATTTTATATTTACTGTAGATGGTACGCTTTACAAACAAGATTATACTACTGACTCAAACGACAAAGTTGCTTTGTCCGGCGAACGGTCAGAAGTGATTAGAAAAACAGAGTACATTAAACCAACCACCAACCACCAAAGAGAGGATCACGACATGAACAAAGACTTAATTGTTTTGTCGATCATCGCTAATGCTAATAACGCTTTCACAAGTGCGGATAAGGATCGGCTTAGTGCTATGTCTGAACCTCAACTTGTGGATGCGTTAAGTGTTAACGTCGATCAAAATAAAGCTAAAGAGGTCTTGACCGCCAACGGTTTTGATTTTAAAGCTTATGATAATTTCACTACTAACAAGGAAAAATTCGACGCTTTTTTAGCTAACGAAAAAACCAAGTTAGATGAAATTAAAACGGTGATTACTGCTAATTCTGACTACACTTCTGAAATGCTTGCGGGCAAGGACGAGATAGAATTAAACGCGATCAATTCATTAATCACAAGTAAGAAACAGACTAAGCGAATTCTTGAGAACGGATCGCCTGATCATGTTAATTCTGATTCGTCAGTTTCTTACAGCATGGAGGACTAACGCCATGAGTCAAGTAATCATAGCTCTTTCTAACCAAACAGGTCAGCCTGTTATTAGTGAGAGAAAAAGCGCGGCTGGATCGGCTATAAAAGCCGGTTATTTGTTACAGCAAAATGCCGCTAATGAAGTTTTAGAACACGCTGTGGCGGGCGGGTCAGGTCAAAAGCTTTTTGCTTTACCTAATTTACCTGTAGGTGGAACTACTTCTGATACTTACGCAGTTGGTGACAGTGTCCGTTTAGGTGCTTTTCACAGTGGTCAAGAGGTTTTTGTAAAATTAGCCCCTAGTGCCGCCGCGATTGTCATAGGTGACGAAATTGAAAGTGCCGGTAACGGTACAATGAGAGTTCAAGCGGCAGGTGAAGTTCTAGCCTATGCTGTTGAATCCGTAGATAACTCAGGTGACGCGGTAAACGAAGCGTTCATTAAAGTGAGGATTGCTTAACATGAATTTACATACATCAATGCACGCAAACCGCGCACAACACGCGGTAAACATAGCGATGGCGGCTTCATTGTGGGCGGACTATGAATCAGTTCATGCTAACGCTTTCAAAGAGCAGAATTTGCAAAAAATGGTAGTTGTTAACTCTGATGGTAAAATTATCGAGCGAAACGATGACAAAGCGGCTCTTGTTAGTCACGCTAACGGTACTGTCAGACACGAAGATTTTCTTGTCATTCGTGATATGATTGTAGAAGTACGCAGACGTTCGTTGACAGGTGTTAACGATCTGAAAGCGGCGGGTTTGACTTTTAGCGCAAATATTTCTGAGCAGTTGATCGGGTTTGAAGTGATTAACGAATTCACAGCGGCTAAGCAAGAAATGAATCCTACGGATTTTGATAATAACGACTCTGTTTTTACAGAAGATTATGTGCCTAATCCGATCACTCATAGCTCGTTCACAATTCCGTGGAGACAAGAGGGTTTCAATTACAAACGCTCGCTGGGTCTAGCTGAGTCTTTAAGAATGACAGCCGAAAGATTGGATGAAACAATATTCAACGGTAACGATGACATAGCAGTCACTTACAACGGCGTGCAGGCTAAAATATACGGCTATACTACCGATCCTAATCGTGGTACTGGTACAATTTCAGACTGGTCGTTACCTGCTAATAACGATGCTATAGTGACGGACGTAATAGCACAGTTAGGAGCAATGCATGCCGATCAGGGCGGAGTACCTAACGATAGTGTGATTCTTTATGTTTCAAATGATTTTTGGGTTAATTTCCAAAATGACTATAAGACTACCGAGGCTAGCCGCACAGTGTTAGAGCGTTTAAAAGCAATAGCTCAAATCAAGGATGTTAAACCCGCTGAGAAATTAGCGAGTAAAAACGCTGTACTTGTAGAAATGTCTAGCAGAAGTGTTGAATTAGGTATTGCCAGCGATATTATTGCACTACCACACACTAAAACCAACGCTATGCAAGCGCAAGGAATTACTGTTTATGCCGCTATGGTTCACAAGATTAAAAGTGACGTAAACGGCAAGACAGGTGTCAGGCATTTAACTATTTAGTAAAATACTTAGTTGTTTGTTAGTGAGTAAAGGGCTACAATGTTAACACGTTAGTAGCCCTTTTTTTTTTAATTAACAAAGAGAGATCAGGAAATGTCAAAATTTAAAGAATATGTTGTGATTAAAGGCGGTGTTTGTGTTGACGCCAAAACTACAAAAGAAACACCTGTAGGGTCAATTATTAAATTAAGTGACGGTAAAGCACAATCACTTGTTGGTAAAGTTGAGCTTTTAAAGGACGTTAAAGCTAAAAGAGACAGTAAGGATAGTGAAAAAGTTGCTCTTGCTAACGACAAATTAGCAAGCGAAGTTGCAGAGTTAACAAGTGCTAACGACAAATTAACAAGCGAAGTTGCAGAGTTAACAAGTGCTAACGACAAATTAGCAAGCGAAGTTGCAGAGTTAACAAGTGCTAACGACAAATTAACAAGCGAAGTTGCAGAGTTAACAAGTGCTAACGACAAATTAGCAAGCGAAGTTGCAGAGCTAACAGCTCAATTAGCAGAGCTAGCAGAGTCGATGAGCGCAAAGGCTAAGTAATGCCACGCAATACCGAGTGTGAAGTTAAAGCAATAAGACCAACCGATTTGGCGATCAAACCGATGATCGACGCTGCAAGTCTTATTGTGGATGGACTTAACGACAAATTCGGCAAGTCGTTTAGTGATACAACGTTGACAGCGATAGAGCTTTGGTTAGCGGCTCATTTCGTTGGTACAATTGATCCGCTGATTGTTAGAGAAAAATTTGAAAATTCAGACATTACAAAACAAGTAGGTAATACTAATTTGTCAGGTATCATGTCTGACAAATACGGTCAAACAGCTAACGCATTAGCCAGTGGTTGTTTGGTTGAATTAGATAAATCAGTTGCCTGTGTTGATTTGTTATGAGTTCTTTAAAACTAACACAAATAGCTACCTATTGGACTGTAGCATCAAGAACTAGTACTGGTGGCAAGACATACAATAAAGGGATTAAAATAAGTGCTAGGATAGCAGACTCAAGCGAAGTAATGTTTACTAAAGAGGGTAAACAGTTCAAAGCTAAACGAGTATTTTATTCGACTGTTAAATTTTTAGAGGAATCGTACATTGACGAGGGTGATCATAGTGCATTAGGTTCAACATTATCATCTGATGCTCAACAAGTAATGATCGTTAAAACAAACAGTTCGATGAGTGATTTACAAAAGGCTGTGACGTGAGACGCAAAGGCGCAAGGGTGAAAGGACTAGGTAACGTTCTTAAAAACTTGCAAAAACATATTGAAAAAACAGACGAAAATAGTAGAAAAGCGTTTCAAGCAATAGGGATATTTGTTAAGAGTGAATCTCAAGAAATAACACCGCACAGTGAGGGTGTTTTAATAAACAGCTCTTACTATTCGACTTCTTGGATCGGAGCAGGATGGGTAGTTAGAGTAGGGTATACTGCAAAGTACGCGCCTTTTGTTCACGAAATGCCGGACTCGACAAATTGGTCTAAGTCAGGGACAGGCAATAAGTTCTTGTTTAAAGCAGTTCATAACAACGAAAGTAAGATTACTGAAATTTTAAAAAATAGGTTGAAAGTTTGAACGCTGTAAGCATAGACATCTCGCAGTTTTTACACGATAATGGTTTCGGTGTGATCAACGATGATCTATTTGCTATGGAGTGGCGTGAGGGTAAGGATGCCCAAACCTTAATAATTGACACATCAGGAAGAGACAGTGATCAACCTGTTACTTATGAAAACCCGTACTTTCAAATATTAGTACGAGGCGCGAAAAACGATGATGTTAACGCTAGCTATACAGTGTTGAAAGCTATACACGATTTTATAATTGAACAAGATCAGAACACGATAGTTATTAACGGAGATGACTATTTAGGGATCACACCTATTGGTACACTCACACCACTAGGGCGAGACGATAATGACCGGTTTGTTTGGTCTATGAACTATTTTACTTTTAGAAACGGTACTTAATAAAGAGGATTATATCATGGGTAACGGCGTAAACATGAAGGACTTCAAGCTCAGTTTATCAACTGATGCGGGTGTCACTTTCAACCCTATTGCTGGGTTTAAAGCGCGGGAATTAACCCGTGAGAATCCAGTAGAGGACAACACCAACCAAGCGACCACTGGCAATGAGACAGAAAGTTGCTACACTGGTTACTCAACAGTGAACATCAGCGGGTCAGGAACTTGTGACACCCGTACAGCGGCATTACATGCACTAAACGATTTGATTGCAACAGCCAACAGTGCAGATCCTGTAGTGTTGATCCGATTAGAAAACACTGCAATGGGTAGTTACGAGGGCAACTTTAACATCACTAGCTTTGGTATTGATGGTGAAGAGAACGGACTGGCTAAATTCTCGATTGCGTTACAAAACGAGTCAACTGTCACGTTCACAGCAGGTGTGTGATTAGATGGCGTCTAACAAACTATTAGGCGTCGTTGATGTTGAATGTGGAGAAGATATTTATGTTTTCAAAGCAGATTTTAATTTTTTAGCAAAATTGAATGAATCAACTGATGACCCGATGAAAATATATGTTGATTTGTCTAACGGATCTAACAACCCTGAGATTATAAGAAACATAATGATCGCAAGTGTGAAGACTAAAAACGAAACACCTGTTAAAAAAGCAAAGGACGAGATTGAAAATCTAATCACTCGCTATGGCTTACAAGAGTGTTGGCTTTTATGTCGTCATTTACTTGCTTATTCTATGATAGGTGACGAAAAAAAGTTAGAGCTGTCGAGCATAGAACCGAACCTGATAAGCAAGATGATCACAGAGCCTTTCCTATTGGAAAGTTCGAGGAATCGGCAATTGTTATGGGCGTATCATCTATTGATTTCTGGCATTTGTGCATGTATCAATTTCAGTCTTTATATAATGCTTACTGTTTGAAAAACGGAATGCGGGAAGATGGTACAAGTAAAGATTATCATTCGCGAGAAGAGCTGACAGAAATTATGAAAATGGGATCGTAATGAAATGGCTTTAAAATTAGGATCATTATTTTACGACATCGGCGCGGACACCAGCAATTTAAAAAGGGCTGAGGATGAAGTAACAAAAACTACAAATAAAATGGGTCATTCTTTCAATAAACTGAAAGGTTTGATCGTCGGTGCGTTATCTTTTCAGGCTATAAAATCAACTGTGATGCTAGCTGATAAAATGAACATGCTAGATCAAAAAATCAAAAACGTTTCAAACTCAGCTAAACAATTCCAAACGATCCGACAAGGCGTTAGAGATATCGCCAAAGAAACCGGCGGATCAATCGAATCAATATCCACATTGTCCCAACAATTACTTATTGCTGGCGAATCAGTAGGAGCAACTGACGAACAAATAGTTCAAATGACAAGTAACCTGAACAAACTAGGTTCTATAGGTGGTTCATCTGGTGAACAAATGGGTAATTCTATGCTTCAATTCGGTCAAGCTATGGCGGGCGGAATTGTAAGAGCAGAGGAATTCAATAGTATTGTGGAAAATACCCCCGTGATAGCTAAATCAATTGCTACAGGCATGGGTTTGAGTGTGGGTGAGCTACGCAAAGCAGTAATAGAGGGGCGTGTACTAAGTCAAGACGTATTTAACTCACTGGGTAAGCAAACGGACGGTATTAACAGCAAGTTCGCGGCAATGCCTTTGACTGTTGACAGAGCAAGCGGAATGATAGCTAATTCTTTTGCTGTTGCTGTCCAAGAAATAGATCAGGGGTTGGGTGTTACTGAAACAATCGCCGAAACAATGAAATATATCAGCGAGATTATAGCAAGCGATTTAGTGCCTTTTGTAGATGAGGTTTATTTGAATTTTAAAGAAATATCAATACTATTAGATAGTGTGACAGGTTCACTGGAAGACAGCAACATCGAAACTTCACGATGGGGTGAGAATATAGAGGCTGTGAAAAAAACAATTGGTTTCATATGGACTTCAATCAAACAACTACCAGTAAATCTTAGCGGTCTTTTTACAGTATTGATCGGTGAAATAGATCAACTTTTCATGAAGTCAAAAGCATCAGTAAAACAGTTCACTTTGTTTTTCTGGAATGGTATGAATTCTGCAATAGCATCTGTAAAGTCTTCTTTTTTTAAATTTATCGGAGGGATGCAGAGTAAATTAGCATCTGTCTTTGAATTTTTTGGGGGGGACGACATAGCAGACTCATTACAGCAAACAGCTAATTCAACATTTGAGATTGCAGACAAAATTACTAAGAATGAAGAAGAACAGGCACTGATCAGATCTGACATAATAGATGCTGAAATAGCAAAAATAAATGAAAAATTAGAGGTTCAATTAGTCGCGTCACAAATGGCTATTGAGATAGGTTTGAATGAAACAGAAGAGATAAAAAAACAAACAGCTAAACGGATTGAAAACATCCGCAAAGAGATGAAAGCAAAGCGCGATGCTAGCAAAGTGGAAGTTAAAACGGTAGAAGAGAAAAAAGATATAATTCAGAAGAATTACAAAGAGGAACAGCAGGCATTATCCGCTCATTCTCAAGCGTCTAGTATTTTACGATCAGCGGGGTTAATTGATGCAAAATCAGATGCTGTTATACAAGCAGGTATTAGTGCGGCAATGGCGATCAGTAAATCGAGTGAGGTAGGTTACCCTCAAGCCTTACCGTTTGTCGCTCAAGCTTTCGCTAACTTTGCAAATGTCAAGCGGGTGTTGTCAGGATCAGGGCGCGCCAATGGTGGTACTGCTACGGGCGGGCTACCCATACCGGTGAATGAGCATGGATCACCTGAAATGTTTATAAATAACGCAGGGCGTCAATTTCTACTACCTGACCAATCAGGTAAAATAATACCTCTTAATGCTGGTGGTAACACATCAGCAAGTAACGGTTTAAACTTAGTGATCAATAACAATTCAAACGCAGTGGTAAGCGAACCAGTGGTGACACAAGGCGAAATGATGATCGAGATAAACAACGCTGTTGAAAGAGCTGTTGAACAAGTTAACACAAGTTTAGCTACCCAGCGCGGATCAACTTCTGATGCATTGAATCAAGGTTTTACACAAACAAGGAATATTTGAGATGGCTATTTCTTACCCTGTAAATATGCCTTTACCTTTAGTGTCAGGTTACAACAACACAGATGCTAAAAAGATTGATGTTGTGACCGTAGTGAAAGGTGCACCACGTTTTGAATTAGTGAGTGACGCGGGTAACGCTGTATTTAATTGCACTTGGTTGTTCACACCTCTACAAATGAAAGTTTTTGATGGGTGGTTTAAGCATGATTTGAATTTAGGTGAAATGTCGTTTGACATGTCTTTGAAAGTTGGATCTGGTTTAATGAGTCATGAATTTACTTTTATCAAAAATTACAAGTCAGTTACTAGGGGTAGAAAGTGGAAAGTAACAGCCAGCCTGATCACTAACGCGAAAAGGTACGATGATTTATCGACATATGAGGGTGCGCGAGATGAGTTAATATTGAACGGTGGCGGCGGTGCTGGTGGCGGTGTTTTTGTACCACCTGATAACGGAATTTCTAGTTTCACAGAGTCAGTGAACGCATTATCACCCGTGAACTGGTTTAGATTTACCGAAGTTCAAGCAGATCCGAAAAGAATAATAGATCACGGCTCAAGAGCTACTGATTTAATACAAAATAACGATTTGTCATTAATACAAACAAACAGTTCATCTAATTACACCGGATCGGGACAAAAAGCAATTGAGCTTGATGATGACTTAGAGTTCATTTTAGAATCAGCACCGAATAATAATTACAGTTTACCTAACGTATCAACAATTGAGTTCGCATGGAAACCATCCAGCGGTGTTTTCACTAGCCAGATATTAGGTGTTACTGACGATGTTAATGAATTTGCTATACTGTGGCATTTATACAGAGAGCAAGGTTTATTTGAACCCCCAACACTTGCGATCTTCGGAAATAATAATCCTATAGGAACTAGGGTACAACTCTGCGATGATTTAACACCTTTTGTCGATCAGTGGAATTACGTATCAATATCGATCGACAAAACAGGTTCTAATACTGTTAACTGTAAAATCAACGACGTTTTACAATCAGATGCATCACTAGGTGTACTGGTGTTTGGTCAACCCAGTAATTCACAATTTTTTATGATGGGTGGTAACGGCAATAGAACATCAGGTTATGATGAGTTTCAATTGTACGACAAATTACTGACTGACAGCGAAAGGACGAGAAATTACAGGTATTGGTTAGGAGGGTCTGAGTTTTTAGGGTTCGGGACAGATATAGAGGCTACCCAAAACCCACTAGACAATGACGGTTTAGAATTAGGTGTTGACTCTACGCCTAATTCTTTCACGTTGTCACCTGACAGATACCACGCTTTCAAACTACCTGACCTTGCTGGTTTCCAAGCAACAGGATCTTTTGAATTACTAACTAACACCAGCGGTCAAACAGTAGACATGTTTATAAGACGCGACGATACACCAAGCGATCCGTTTTTGTTAGCTGGTAGTAATTTAGGGATGGATTCGCAAGGAAGTAATAATATTTTCAACCCAGTAATAACAACATCACCTGACCCTGTGAACTACTGGCTCGTTGTTAAAAACAGCGGTATTGCTGATAACACTATTTCAGTGTCATTATCAGTTGATGATGGTCAATGACGATGGCTGTTGCGTATCCTGTAAATATACCATTGTGTTTGAATGACGGTTACAGTAATGTTGACGGTGACCATGTTGTTAAAAACCCTTTATTGACCAGTGTTATTACATTAAGTAAACTTACAGAATATAAAGAATCTTTACATAATTGCACTTGGTTGTTCACCCCTTTAGAAATGCAAGTATTTGAAGGGTGGTTCAGACATGATTTAGTTTTTGGGGCAAAGTCGTTTGACATGTCTTTGAAAGTTGGATCTGGTTTGAAAAAACACGAATGTTATTTTAAAGGTGTTTATGAGTCTACACTTAAAAATAAAATGTGGAAAGTGACCGCTGTTTTAATGTCTACGGGTAAATATTACGATAGTCTTGCTGAATATAATAGTAGTAAAAACTCGTTAGTTTTGAATAGTAAAGCAGTAATAGGTGAATTGTCAGAAACATTAAATATAGTCACACCACCATCTACAACTAAAACTGTAATAGCTATTTTGAATAATAAAAGTGACAGGGTGATAAATGTAAACAGGTTGAGTACAGATGCACCCAACACAAGCGATTATATAATAAGAATAATTGCAGATGGTGTTGATCATTACGATAGTGGTGTATTGTCTGATGCTTTAGAAGAATTGACACCGTTGAATATAGTTGCTAGTTCTAACATTGACGTTCTGGTTTCCAATTTAGATAATAGTGTTAATTTAAACATCACAGTGACTGTGGGGTACAGCGATGGCTAGTATTGACGAGTACAAAAAGTTCACAGCCAGTGCACCTCAAGCACAACGCGAATACAGAACTATTGAATTATTCCATCCTGATTTCAATGACACTTTGAGATTTGTGCAGGACTTCGTCAATATAGATCTGACTTTAGAGTCAAGCGCACCACGCGAAGCATCATCTACAGTGACGTTCAAAGCAATCAGTTTGAAAATAAACGAACCTAGCGAAAACGGGCAAGTAGATCAGATCCTAAGTGTTGACATGGGGGCTGTAGGTAATGAAGTTAACGAACAACTGGACTCTATAACAGATGCTAACGTTCTCACGCAGATCGAACTAATCTATAGAAAATTTTACAGCGGCGATCTCAGTGAACCAGTTCTGGTTTTGTATTTGAGCGTTTCAGATGTTAGTTTTAAAGATTATAACAACGTTAGTTTTTCAGGAGAGGATGTTGATTTTGCAGTAAAAAGGTCAGGCGAATTATACACAACTGAAAGATTCCAAGGGTTGAGAAAAATTTGATTGATTTTAACAAATATGTAGGTATACCGTGGCGATGTGGTAAGTCAAGCATTAAAGGTGCTGATTGCTGGGGCATAGTTTGTATAGTATACAAAGATCTGTTTGACATTGAATTAGATCATTTTGCTGTCACTTCAATAAACAGTGTAGACAAAACAACTATGAAAATAGAAAAAGAAAGACGCGACAATAAAAAATGGGATAAGGTTGAACACCCCATTAGAGGGGATGTTGTTATGATGTTTAGTCGAACCAGTGAACGACCAGAGCATGTTGGTATTTATTTGTCTAATGGTTGGGTATTACACTCACTGACGAGGGAAACAGGACAAAGCGAAATACACAAAATTAAAATGCTGAACAAACTGTTTAAGAAATTAGAGTTTTATAGATATGTCACACCCTAGTATAATAATACATCGCGATCCAGAAGGTATTAACAAGCGAGAGTTTGTACAGTGCAACAAAGGTGAAATGTTGCTGGATGCGTTAATTCGTGTTTACGGTCATGACGGCTTCACAGTACCCACGTTGATATTTAAAGGTTCGATGATTGAAGAAAACATGATCGACCAGTTAGATTTCGATCAGTTGAATCAACCACTGGTTGAATACGACATCATAAATATAGTACATAGACCTTTGGGTACAGAATTAATTTATGCCATCGTGACGGCTGTTTTAGTAGTGGCTTTAACACCTACACCATCACCGCCACCAGTTCCCGAAAATCCTAATTTTCAAAAAACTAATGAAAGCCCGAACAATCGATTGACAGGGCAAACTAACTTGGCTAGACCCCAAGGCAGAATACCCGATATATACGGGCGCATGAGAGTGTACCCTGACTTGGGGGCTAAGACTGTGACTGAATACATAAGCCATGTGAAATTTGTAACGGAATATTTAATCATAGGGAGGGGTAGTTATCAAATAGAAGATTTAAAAAGTAGCGAAACTGGAATAGACGATATAAAAGGGACGTCTCACATCATCTATTCACCGAACCAAATCATTCCTAGAATAACAGATGCTACTCGTTCAAATGAAGTAAATGGTCAATTGTTGAAAGCACCGAACGAAACGGGAGTGATGACTTTTAGCGATGATAATTTATCATTTAGTAATTCTTTCGGTTTTGGTGTAATTACTAACGATGACATAATTGACACATCGTTAGGTGATTTTTCGGCACTAGCACAAGGTGACCAGTTCACCATAACTAACTCAGCGTCCAATGATGGTACGTATACTTTTGAAAGTTTTACTGAAACATTAGTTTCTGGCGATAGCGGAGAAGAGAACTATTATTACACGATCAAAGTACTAGAGGCATTCACTATCGAAAGTGTGGGGGCTACACTGGTAGATTTTCTGGAATTATCAGGATCTAACACAATAGGTGCGTTTGTAGTGAGTGGTAAAACCAGCGAGATTTGGCTTGACTTCATAGCAAATAGGGGTTTAGTAGACCGTAGGAATGGTAGTAACGTGGCTGTGACTTTGGAATTCGACATTATATTAGATGAGTTAGATGATGCTGGTCTAATTATTTCTACTCAAACAATCACTAAAACTTTTACCGATAACAATATAGACCAGAGATTCTATACTGTTAAAGTAGTCCCTCCTGTGTTAGATGCTAGATATCAAGTTAGTTGCCAAAGACAAACAGAAACCGTTGATGATTCTGCCTACTATGATGATTTGAAATGGTCGGGATTAACGGGTATAGGATTTATTGACAATTTCGCCCAAGGTAATGTAACAAGTGTGTTATTGACCACGCAAGCGACTGACCAAGCGACTCAATCACAGGAAAGGAAATTCAATGCTGTAGTCACTAGAAAACTCAGAACTTACGACACTAACACATCCTCTATAGTTGAAAGCATCGACAACTTTCCTCTGGTCGATGCCATAGCGAACGAAACCAATAGAACGTTTTTAATAAACGTATCGTTTACCGACGTTAGAGCCAAATTCTTAACTTTAACGTCAGGTGACGTTTTTACTATAGTCAACTCTCAATCAAACATTCATGATGGTACGTACACTTTAGACGTCGTGATATCCCAAGCTAGTGAAATAATAGTGACAGTCAATGAACCAGTGTCAGAACTAACTATATCGACTATGGACTTTATATTCCCTACTACTGATGCCCCAACTGTTAAGATGGCAGACGCTTTATTACACCATTTAACAGATCCTTTGATCGGTAATAAACAAGTTGGTGATTTAGATTTAGATGATCTATATACGATACAGGACAACTTGGATAATGTGGTTAATTATGATGACTATTTAGGTCGTTTTAGTTATTCTTTCAGTGCTGAAAAATCAAGCGTTAAAGATGAACTAATCACGATAGCTAATTCATGCAGGTGTTACATTACTAAAATGGGTAATAGGATTGGGTTCACCCGCGACGAAACGTTACCCAACCGAACGACTTTATTTAACGGTAGAAATAAAAAACCAAACAGCGAAAAGAAAACTTACCGACTGCAAAAACCTACCGACCCAGATGGAATACAATTACAATGGGTTTATGAAGACACCGGCGAATCATTCACGGTTCATTTCCCAGAAGATGAGAGCGCGTTGAACCCTAAAAAAATAGAGGGTGCTGGTATTAGAAATTTCAAGCAAGCATGGAACAGAGCAAAAATTGAATACAACAAGTTAAGACTGCAAAGGTCGAATGCTCAAGTCACAGTGACAAAGGATGGTTTGAATTTATCAATAGGTGATCGAATAGCTAACGCTGATGGTACAGACGTAAAAACCCAAAGTGGTGAGGTGAAAGATTTAGCAGGGTTAGAAGTAGTGACTTACGATGCTGTTGACTTCAAAGGTAACGCTGATGCTGTTGTTATTTTGAGAAACGAAAACGCTTCGACAACAGAAGAAATTACAGTAACGCCACGCAATGACGGTTTCAACGGTTTCATAATGTCTAATGCACCTGTAGGTTTTACAATAAGGGTTAGGGGTGATTTAGACTATCAGATAGGTACGCTTTACACTTTTGCTTTAACAAACGAGCAAAAAATAAAAGATTACGTGATCCAAAAAATAACGCCTAAAGATCAACATTATGTTACTATAGATCTATTGAACTATACGGATTCTATTTATTTACCCGATACTGAAATACCACCTACTCACGAAACAATAACAGAGGCTCAATGACATGATTAAAAAAATAACACGTTACGCACATAATTTTAAAATTGCTATTATTTCCATATTGCGACATGAGGGCGGTTTTAGTGACGTTAAAGAAGATCGAGGCGGTGCTACAAATTACGGCATAAGCACTCGCTTTTTAAAACTCATTGGTAAAGATTTAAACGGTGATGGTCATGTGAATGAAAAAGATATATTGTCAATCACGAAAGAAACAGCTATTGAACTATACTACAAGTATTTTTGGTCGCACTACAAACTAGATTCTATTCGTGATGTGAAAATAGCGACTAAATGCTTTGATATGTTTGTTAATATGCGCGGAAAATCAGCAGGTAAGATAATTCAAAAATCTTGCAACGCATTAGGTTACAAACTGAAAGAAGATGGTATTTGCGGAGTACTTACTTTTAGCGCAATCAATCGTTTATCAAGCAATATTGCCGATCACGGTTTATTAATGAACGAGTTGCGAGAACATCAAGCAATGCACTATGAAGCAATAGTGAAAGCTGATAAATCACAATCTAAATTTTTAAATGGTTGGTTGAACAGGGCTAGGTCATGAGTTGGTTTAACCCGCTATCATGGGGTGAAAAAGTAGCTACCGATGTGTTAGACAAAGACAACGGGTTGTTATCTCAAGTAGGAGGATGGATCGGCGGTTTAACGCTAACTGACCAAGAAGTAGCAGAGTACAACGCTAAGACCGTAGATAGCGTGCAAGATTTTGTGAAAGCAACATTGTCAGAAAGTACAGATCGATCTAAAACAAGGCGAGCAATTGCTGTTTTATGGATCAAAGTCGAATTAGGGATCGTGATCATGGCTTGCATTTGTGCCCCGTGGGATATGGCGTTAGCAGTTTTTTATTTGAATTTAGCAACTAGCACATTAATGCTAACAACT